GGATATATCGGACATATATCACAGACGGTGACTATATCGAACTGTACGCAGAAAGAAAAGGCGGCACAAATGGCGAAGGTAACAGCTGACAATCTGGCATCAGAGATTCAGAAAATACTGGATGAGTACGGGGACGATGTGACGAAAGAAGTCGCGGAAGTGACGAAAGAGGTGGCGAAGAAAGGCCGCGCAGCACTACAAAGCGAATCAACGGCCAAATTCAAAGGAACCGGACGCTATGCGAGGGGCTGGACGGTCACAATCGACGCCGGAAGGCTGTCAACGGCAGCGGTTATCCATAACAAAATGCCGGGTCTTCCGCATCTTTTGGAACACGGCCATGCAAAGGTAAATGGCGGACGCGTACCGGGGAGAGAACACATCAAACCGGTCGAAGATGCCATCAATGAAACATATCTAAACGAGTTAGCACGGAGGCTGTCATGACAACGAAGGAAGTCGCAAACATGATAAAGAGCATCGGGATACCGTATGCATATTATCAATTTCCGGAAACCGTACAGTCTCCGCCGTTCATATGCTTCTACTATGCAGGAAGCAATGATTTTCTTGCAGACGATGTGAACTACGCAAAAATAGACAGGCTTGTTATAGAACTGTACACGGCGGAAAAGGACTTCACTCTGGAGGAAAAGACAGAGGAAGCGCTGATGAGCGAAGGCTTTGTCTGGACGAAAGAGGAAAACTATATCGACACAGAAAAACTGTACGAAATCATCTACGAAACGAACGTGGTAATCACGAAAGGAGAAGAAAATGGCGAATAAGATCAAATACGGCCTTAGGAGTGTACACTACGCAAAGGCCACGATTGCAGCGGACGGATCCGCAACATACACAGCACCTGTGCCGTGGCCGGGCGCGGTCTCTCTTTCCATGGAGCCGCAAGGCGAAAACACGCAATTCCATGCCGACAATATTGTCTACTGGGTAGGCGCTGCGAACAACGGATATGAGGGCGATCTGGAGATGGCACGTGTATCCGATCAATTCAAAAAAGACATTCTCGGCTATATCGAGGACGGAAACGGCATCCTGATCGAGAGTGCAGACACGACCGTGCAGCACTTCGCGCTGCTCTTCCAGTTTGAAGGCGATCAGAAGGCCACAAGACACGTGCTCTATAACTGCACAGCCGGAAGGCCGAATACAAGCGGGCAGACAAAAGGCGAAACGACAGAGCCGCAGACGGAGACAGTGAGCATCGTCGCGTCAAGCGTCTGGAATGAAACGCTGCAGAAGGATATCGCAAAGGCAGAAACAATCGAAAGCTCACAGGAAACCGCTTATAACGCATGGTTTGAAAACGTCTATCAGCCAGTGGCAAGCGGAGGTGGCGAAGGATGATCGGCACGGTAAAGCTTGGCGAAAAAGAAGTGGAAATGGCGGCGAATGCCGCCACTCCATTTATTTATAAGCAACTCTTCAAAAAGGACATCCTTGTGCTCATGGATAAGCTGCAGGTCAACGGAATGACGGAAGAAACGTCCGATGTATTCGTGGAGCTTGGCTTTGTAATGGCAAAACAGGCGAAAACAAACGACATCAAGGATCTGATGAATCTGAAGACGGAAGACTTCTACACATGGCTGACAGAATTTGAAGCGCTGGATGTCGTGCTTGCATCGAACGAAATTGCAATGATTTATAACGGGCAGAAGGAATCGACCTCCGTCCCAAAAAGTCAGGGCGATTGACGGATCGCCCATACAACACAGCGGTTTTTCTGAACCGGTGCCTTGAACTTGGACTGCATCCGTCGGATCTATGTCTGTTCGAGTACGGCACGATTCTCGATATGCTGATCGAGAAAGGAAACGACAACTGCGAGTGGAACACGCTCGCGACACAAGAAGATTTTGACAGGTTTTAGAAATGGCATCGAGAAACATAAAAGGCATCACAATCGAAATCGAAGGCAAGACAACAAAACTTGTCGATGCCTTGAAAGGTGTGAATTCGAGCCTAAAGAATACGCAGACAGCGCTGAAGGACGTGGATCGTCTGCTGAAGATGGATCCAACGAACGTAACGCTGCTAAAACAAAAACAGGACTTGCTGAAGACGTCGATTCAAGACACAAAAAGCAAGCTGGATGAAGAGAGAAACGCGCTTGCACAGCTGAAGTCGGCAGATCAGACGCCGGAAGTAAAGGCGCAGATGGAAGCGCTGGAGCGTCAGATCATTGAAGACGAGCAGAAGCTGAAAACGCTGCAGAAGGCATTCTCTGAATTCGGATCCGTCGCAAAGCAGCAGATCATGGCCGTGGGCGATCAAATGGTCGACATGGGCACAAAGATCAACAATGCGAGCGACAAAGTCGTTTCTGCCGGAAGAACGCTCTCAACACGCGTGACGGCGCCGATTGTAGGCATCGGAACGGCAGCGGTCAAAACGACGGCGGATTTTGATACATCCATGAGCAAGGTCGCAGCCATCTCGCAGACAAGCGCGGAAGAATTTGAAGCGCTGCGTGACAAAGCGCGGGAAATGGGCGCGACAACAAAATACACAGCTTCTGAATCTGCTGACGCTATGACATATATGGCAATGGCCGGATGGAAATCGCAGCAGATGATTGAAGGCATTCCGGGGATCCTTAATCTGGCAGCGGCATCCGGGGAAGATCTGGCAACGACATCCGACATCGTGACAGATGCGCTGACAGCTTTCGGCATGCAGGCGGAAGAATCCGGACACTTTGCGGACGTCATGGCGGCAGCATCGTCGAACGCGAACACGAACGTCAGCATGATGGGCGAGTCGTTCAAATACGCAGCGCCGGTCGCAGGTGCGCTCGGGTATTCTGTCGAAGATACGTCTCTCGCGCTCGGTCTGATGGCAAATTCCGGCATCAAAGCATCGCAGGCCGGAACCACTCTCCGAACGATCTTCACGAACATGGCGAAGCCGACGGAAGAAATGTACGGCGCGATGCAAAAACTCGGTGTATCTCTTGACGATGGTCAGGGGAATATGCTGTCATTCCGGGAAGTCATGAATCAGCTGCGCGAAGGATTCGGACAGCTGAAGATCCCGCAGGAAGAATTTGAACGGAGAATGCAGGAAATCGAGGATGCATTCGAAGACGGACAACTCACAGAAGAGGCATATGTAATCGCGCAGGATGATCTGATAGAGAGCGCATACGGCGCAGAAGGCGCAGAAAAGGCAAAGTATGCGGCAATGCTTGCCGGGAAACGTGGCATGTCCGGCCTTCTTGCTATCGTAAACGCGACAACGGAAGACTATGACAAGCTAACAAATGCAGTCGACACAGCATCGGACACGTTCGTGAAGACGGCGGACGGCTCGATCATGACGATGAGCGATGCTCTTTCGTCGGGGCAGGAAGTCGTCGAAGAATACAACGGCGCAGCCGAAGCGATGGCGAAGGTCATGCAGGACAATCTCGGCGGCGAAATCACGAAGCTGAAATCTGCGCTCGGTGAACTTGCGATACAATTCGGCGATACAATGATGCCGAAACTCCGGGAGGGGGTCGAAAAGATTCAGGAAATTGTCGAGAAGCTGCAGAACATGGACGATGAAACGAAAGAAACGATTCTCACGATTGCGGCAGTGGTCGCAGCCATCGGCCCGGCGCTTCTGATTGTCGGCACGCTGGGAAAGACGATCGGGACGGTTGTGACAACAGCCGGATATCTTGTGAAGGGCTTCGGGATGATTGTGGGCGCGATCAACCCGGTAACAATAGCGATCACAGCAGCTATCGCAATCGGCGTCTTGCTTTATAAAAACTGGGACAAGATCTGTGAATGGGCAAAGAAACTGAAAGAAATCGTGGTCGAGTCCTTCAAAGCGCTGAAAGAAGGCGCCGTGGAGATATTCGGCAAGATGAAAGATGCCATCGTCGAGAAGTGGAACGCACTGAAAGAAGGCATCACAAAGACGGTCGAAAACATAAAGAAGGGCGTCACGGAAGGCTGGAACAATATCAAAACAGGCGTATCGAATACGGTGGAGAGCATCAAAACAAATGTGTCTCAAAAATGGGACAGCATGAAGACGAAGGTGCAAAGCATTTCGGACAACATAAAATCAACAGTATCGAGCAAGTGGGAAGCCACAAAGCAAACCATGACGTCTGTGATGGAAACGGCAAAGAACAACGTGCAGCAAAAGCTGAACGCAATCAAAAGCGCATATGAACAGAATGGCGGAGGAATCAAAGGCGTCGCGTCGGCAGCGGTCGAGGGTGTAAAGCAATACTGGCAGACCGGCCTCTCTACACTCAATACAATCACAGGCGGCAAACTAAACGAATTGAAGAATAAATTCAGCACGGTGCTTGAGAACGTGCGCAGCGTGGTCTCGAACGCAGTAGAGCGGATAAAGAGCATCTTCAATTTTTCGTGGTCACTGCCACACATTGCACTGCCACACTTCTCGATCAGCGGATCCTTTTCTTTGAGTCCGCCATCGATTCCGCATATATCCGTGGCTTGGTACAAAAAGGCGTACGACAATCCAATCATGTTCACGCAGCCGACGGTCATTCCGACACTGGCGGGCGCGAAGGGATTCGGAGACGGAAACGGCGCAGAAGTCGTACTCGGCATGAACAAGCTGAAGGAAATCGCAGGAAACACGGTAACAAATTACTTCACAATCAACGCTGCGCCGGGAATGGATACAGAAGAAATCGCGGATGTCGTTGCGGATAAAATTGAATTCTCGGTGCAGAAAAGGCAGGCGGTGTGGGCATGAAAAGAGGATATTTTACATTCGACGGGATCCGTTCTCT